TTCTTCAACTATTTCTTTTTCAAACAAAGCCTTTAAAGTATTCGCTTTTCTAAACACATCAATGTTTGTTCTTGCTGTTTCTATTATTTCTTGGGGCGGTGTTATTGATTGTTCATATTTTCTTTGAATAAGAATCGCTACCCATTCTTTTACTTCTGTTTCGCTAACCATTTCTGGTATATTTTTTATTGTTACATCCATTAAATCATCTCCTATAAAAATTATCCACCGATTTCTATAATATTCAAAGTAATATCATCTATGACTATATTACTTGTGCTTGAATTATTCCACACCCACACTTCTATTGTATCTGCTGCTGTTAAACTAACTAATCCTTGTAATGTGATACTTGCCACATCTCCACCACCACCTGCCATTTGTCTATTTATGTGAGTGTTTGCGAATTGTGTTGCTCCATTGTTTTTGTAGACTGCATATCCAAAAGTGTCTGCTCCACCACCTGCGGCACTTTCTGCACTAATTGAACAAGTAATTTTATAAATTCCTGTTTTGACTACTGTGATGTGGTCGTTTGTGTGGTCAGGTGTTGCTAGGTTTGAAAGTCCATCTGATGCAAAAGAAGTTATTTGAACTTTGTTAGCTATCCCTGTACCTGCTATTGCTATTTCGCTTGCTACTTCTGAACCATATATTTCCCCATAAGGTAGTCCTGAACCAGCACCGACAAAAACTACATCAGACTGTAAAGCAATAACATCTGTTGCTGTAACTGCATCTGCTTTAATGTTTAAAGCTGAACCATCAAATTCAATGTAACTGTCATCTCCTGCACCATAAATAGTTTTTCTATTATCAGCAGTAAGTTTAACATCAGCTAAAAACCTGTGTGCAGTAGTAGCTCCATAATCCAAGTAACCATCATTCAAAGAATCAATAAATTCGTTCCCATCTGTTTGAGTAAACATTAATTTATCAGATAAAAGAGTTTGACCTTGAATATTTACATAACCAGTTCCAACTTCTTTAGGATTAATTAGTAAATTAGTTCCATTATAAGTTATAGAAGCATCTTTTCCAGTACCCAATAATATTTTATCGTTATCACCATTTAAAAATAAATTACCATCAACTTCAAGTTTTTCTGTTGGAGTAGTAGTTCCTATACCAACATCGCCTTTCAAAGCTGTAGTAGTAATTGAATCATTTCCTAGTGTCACACTATTAGAACCTATACCTGTTGCATAATATCCTATAACAATTTCATTACTTCCACTATCTGCCAATGCTTTTGTGTTATTTCCTAAGAATATTGAATTACTTGGATTGGTAAGTGCTTGATTTCCTGTGAAATACCTACCTGCTTCACGGCCAGTAGCAATGTTATAGCTTCCTGTAGTGTTAGAGTAGAGAGAAGCATATCCAACAGCAGTGTTAAAGCTTCCTGTAGTGTTAGCGAAGAGAGAATAATATCCATTAGTGGTGTTAAAGCTTCCTGTGGCGTTAGAGCGGAGAGAATACGTACCATTAGCAGTGTTATAGCTTCCTGTAGTGTTAGCGAAGAGAGAATAATATCCATTCGCAGTGTTATTGTTTCCTGTGGTGTTAGAGAAGAGAGAAAACATACCATTTGCAGTATTTTGGATTCCTGTAGTGTTATAGCGGAGAGAAGCATATCCATTAGCAGTGTTACGGCTTCCTATAGTATTGTTTGTTCCTGCCAAAATTCCTACAAAAGTATTATAAACTGCTCCTGCTTCTAAACTTCCTCCACCATCTCCTAAAATTAAAGTACCAGAATAATCAGTAGGCATATAAGCTAATTGCGTTCCATTTAAAGCAATCTTTCCAGTTACATCAAGTTTTTCTGTTGGACTAGTAGTTCCTATACCTACATTACCTAAATTTTTTATTATCATTCTGGTATTTGGACTATTAAATCCTGTTTTAAATACTAAATCTGTTCCTGCTGAACTTGTCCTAATACCCCCTATTTGAGCACCATAACCATCAACAGTTGAAACAGCAAAATCTATATATGAACCGTCTCCATCTGTTCCTGTTTGTGGACCAAGTTTAAGTGCTCTTGTAAAACCAGAAGGATTTTTTATTGTTAATGGAGCATCTGGACTCGTAGTTCCTATACCTACATTACCACTAAATAACCCATTATCAGCACTAAAATCATTAGCACCCAAATCAACATCTGCACTAGCACCAGTATAAGGAACTAAACCAGAAACAATAGGTCCAATATTTGTCCAATTAATTCCATTCCAAGCAACCTCATCACCACTAATAAAAGACTGACCTGTATTAGTATAAGTAACCCCAGCGTTATCAATAACACTAACAGAAACACTATAAAACCAACCAGTTTTAACATTAACAATCAAAGGAAAATCAGTATTAACACTAATAGAACCCTTGAACTGCAAAGGACTTTCTAAATTAAGAACCCAATCAAACTTAGAAGTAAAAGGATTAAATAAAGGTTTAAGAGCCATAATTAAATCTTAGTGACAGAAATCAAATTGTTAGAACCATCATACCCAAGAGTTAAAGTACTAACAGTAGTTCCACCACTACCCCCAGTTTTATAAACAACACCAGTAAGATTACCACCAGTATAAGTCAAATCAATATAATCATACTTACTAGGAACAAGAGAATTAGCAACTTGGTCTAACACCCTAACAGCTACCTCATTACTAGTATTAACAAACTTAAAAACTTCATTATCAGTAACACTAGAACTTACTCTCGTAGGCATCAATCATCACCCTCAACAAAATCATCATCTTCAACTTCATTAGTCACAACATTCACACCATCAATAACAATATTATCTTTTTTCTCTTTCATAACATCAACAGGCAAATCTAATTCAACATCACTAACTTCTTCATTATCTTGATTAACTTCATCTTTTTTAGTATCTAAAACAACTTCTCTAACAACTTGTTTTTCATTAAAATTAAAACTAATAACAGGCATCGCACCCCTAGAAATCAACTCATTCTCTTTAAACAAAAAATCTCTAGGACTACCATCTTTAATAACATAAGTTCTCAAAAAATAATTATTAAATGGTTTCACTAACAAAAACTGCATATTACTCTCTATATAAAAGAAAGTTCCATCTTGTCTTAAAAATTGTTTAAAACTAGCCCAATTAACATCTATTACTAAACTCATTTTTTCACCTCATAAGTTAAACTACTTCTACAATTCACATGAGCTGTTGGCCCACTAAAACTTTGACCTTTATAAACAAAAACATCATTCAAATCAACAGTAACACCATTCAAAGCCCTACAAACAGGACTAGTCTTAGCATCAACAGTAGCCAACCAAGTCTTAGTCATAGGAATACCCAGTTGCTGATAACCCCTCAATTCACCCTGCACAATAGCCCTCTGTTCTTCAGTACGCGCAATAGCCAAAGCCCTAACTTTAGAAACATCAAACACCTTACTAATATCCTTAGCCAACTCACCATAAGGCTTTTGGTCCACCAAACCCCTCTGTAAAACTTGCCTCAAATCATTCTTTAAATCATCCTCAAGACCTTTAACATTATCAAAAGTATAATCAGCCAAGAAACGCATAGCATCATAATCAGGCATAACATTCACACCAACATTAACACTAACCTCTACCTTCCCAAGACCATTAAAAAAACTCTCTTTAATAAAACCAGCAACACTAGACTTAATATTATTCAAACTAAGACTAGCAACAAGAGTTTTAATAAAAGAACTATCCATAGCCTTAATATTAACAAAACCAGTCATTTCTTTCCTAGTCAAATCAAGAACAATCTTCTCCAAATCACTAAGATTCTTATCAGCTATTACTTCAAATTCTTTAAGAGTCAAAACAGTACTAGACATCAACGCTTTAACATCAACCTTTTTTTTTACACCATTTTCTTCACTAGACTTTTCAACCTTTTCAACAGGTTTCTTATTCATAATACTACTAGTAGAATCAAGCTTATTATAATTATTCATAATACTACCAGTACTATCACCAGTAAGCATCACACCTTTAGGAATATCCCCCCCAGGCAAAGGAGTATCATTCCTCAATTTTCTAATCTCATTAACAGTTTTCAAACCAGCATTTAACTCTTGAATATACAAACCAACTTTCCTAATTTCTTCAACCATATCAAACTTATCAAACTCAAACAAAACCTTATCCTCATACTTTCCAATAACCCAAGGCAAAAAATTTACTATCTCAGTATTAAAATGATACTCTAAAAGACTAATCAAAGGAGCAATCAACTTTCTTTTAACAACAACATTCTGACCTGATTCAGTAGCCTTATTAGAATTCTCAGTAAAACCAAGCTCACTAGGAGTAATACGATATACAGCCCAAACAAGCTTAGTAAACCACTCCTGCTGTTGAATCAACTCTAACTCAACATTACTAAAACCAATTTGCTTAAATTCACCATCAGTATTCATAATAGGCATCTTATGAAAATCTTTACGCCACTTACCATCACTACCTTTCTTCTTCATAGATTCAGCCCAAATTTCTTGAAAAGCCTTAATATCATCAGTAGTAGCACCAACCATACTCAATACACCTTTAGGAATCTGATTATCACTAAAATACTCTAAATTAGAATCAACACCATAAACAAGCAACTGAATAACATTCTCTAATATTTCTACGTTACTCAATCCATAAATAGAATCAGTTCTAGGATGGTCAATCATATACACAATTTCATCTTGAAGAAAAGGAATAGGCCTAGCACCAGTCAACCAACCATACTGGTAATAAGCAGGAGTACCACTTTCAACACTAGGCATAACACCATAAATATCAGGATTTTTATTAAACAAACCCCCATCTCTAGCATAAATTTCTACTAAATCTCTTTTACCATCAAGAACTTTAACAATAACACCAGCATCTATTTCCATTATATCTCTAACAACAGCTTCAATAATAAACTTCATAGACTCATTATTACGATTAGGATTTTTAAAAAAATCTTTAGTTTTCTTAATAATTTCATCAGGAACCTTTTCTCCCTCTTCAGTAATAATATCCCAATCAATACTAGAAACCTCAGCAATAGCAGTATTAACTATCATAGCAACAAAAGGACTTCTAGCCAATCTTCTTATTTCAGGAATATTTTTAGCAAGAGGATAACCAAAAGGTGGTTTATAAAGAAAAGCAGGAATAATAGCTTTATACCTAGCATCAGTAAAACTAGGAGCACTTCCGACACCAACTAGTCCTTGTAGACTATTCCCAGCATTTGCAGGAGCATTTGTAGGTAAAATGCCTCTTATTTTATCTAATAAAGTCATAAATTTAATTAACTTAAATCAATTTCTTTCTTGTTGTGCACATCTGTCCAACCAATTTGTAAATTGCAATACAATTACCATGTCCTACCTACTATTTAAACTTTATGCTAAAGCTACTATAAATTTTGGTTTAAGCTCAAAAATCCACCTCATAGAAAAAGCATCCCCAAAATCAGGACTACGACCAATAACTTCTTTAATCTCATCTTTACCAACAATCCTAATCTTCTCATCCTTATCAGGATTCTTCCTCTTAACCTGCTCCAAATCTTCAATCAACCTATTCCTAGCAAACTCAGGAAAACTAGCATACACCCCAACACTTCCACTATTCACAGCATCAGCACAACAATAATAACACTGAGTTTTAAGATTTGCATAATTAGCAACAAGCTCTCTACTATTAGGTTTTTCAATCGGCCTAGAATTATTCACAAAACCTTTACACCCAGGCAAATAATCCACAACCCCACCACCAACACCATCTTCATCAACAGTAATATGACTTCTAGCAATACCTTCCCTACCACACAAATCAATAATATAATCAACTAATTGCTTCAAATCATTCTTATCAAAATAATGTATTTTATACACATAAAAATCCTTCCATAACATAATAACAGTCAAATCAACTCCAAACCTAGCAACATCAACAGTCATAAACTTATTTTCTTGTTCTTTAAATACATACTGCTTAGTAAACAAATCATTCAAAGCATCAAAATCAAACAACCTAGAAGGGTCATCATCATACTCAAAATTCCCATTCAACAACCTCTCCCTAGTAATCTTATCAGCCTTCCTCAACTGGTCAATATAAGTATCATCCAAATAAGGATTATCAGTAACCAAAGCAGGAATAAACACCTTATGCTCTTCCTGCTCCTTATTCTTATACGGCTTATAATACCTAAAATACACATGATTCTTACTAGGATTAAAAGTTTCCAGTAACTTAGGCTTAATTTTAAACTCAACATTCTTCTGCCTACCAATCCTAGTCTTAATAATAGACAAAGCTTTTTCTTCACACTCATTAGACTCATCAACAAAAGCACCAGTCAACTCAAGACCACCAAAACGCAAATACTCAGGGTCACTAGGCTTATAAGCCATATCCATCAAAACAATCTCTGAACCATTCTTAAAAGTAATAGTATTAGTCATACTATTTAACTTAAACAAATCAGTAGGCAAAAAACCAAGTTCCCCAACCATCTTAAAAAAAGTAGCCAAAGTAGTCTTACGCAAATTAATTAACTCCTTCCTACCAATCAAATACCTAACACCAGGATTAGCCATACATTGACTAAACACCCAAAAACAACCAAGATAACTCTTACCGCCGCCAACTTAGGCCCCACCACCATATCCAATCTCAGTAGTAATATCATCTACTAGAAAGTCATATGCTATAGCCTGTTTATTAGTTAATTTAAAGTCAGGCATGGTGGGTCACCCCCCACTTGGACATTAACATGTTTCCAAGATTTTTTTAATAATACATCTTTAATAGTACTTTCTTTAACACCAATACCACACTGCCCATTCCTACAAATCATTTTATATCCTCTTTCTTAGGTCTAACATACCCATCAGGATAAATAACATTCAACACATGACCAGTATCAACACTACCAAAATGCTCAATCTCTTCCTTCTTAACATACCCTCTACTCTTACCAAGAGTATTCAAAATCTTATTAACAGCCCACCTCTCACCATCTTTATTAGCTTTAAACAAATTATACTCACTAATATCAATCTGCCTCTCCCTCTCACTTTCTCTCTCTTCAAGCAAATCAGGATGTTTCTGTTCCCACTTCCAATAAGCCTGTCTAGAAATACCAAGCCTCTTAATAATAATCTCAACAACC